ATGCTGACATCACCCCAGAAAACTCTGCGGAAAGTGTTTTTGGGCGCGACAATCAAATGCGTGATGTGACAAAGCTTAAGGTCCGCATTAGGTATCGTAAGGGCGTAACGACAAAAAACCGGCTGGTGCAGACCTATGCGCAAGAGGGCGTTACGACCACCAGAACCTTCAACATTACCGGCGTCATTAACGTGGACAACCGTTTTAAATATATGGAACTTTCTTGTGAGGAAGGGGTGCCAACGTGAAAACGAGTGTTACAGTTACCCGCCAGAGCAAGGCCAAGGGCGTCACGGCTAAGTATAACGCAAAGCTCAAGCAGATCATCGGTGCCGGTGGGCAGATGGTTATGAATGAAGCCAAGCAGAGCATACAAAGAAGCTCAGGCGGCGGTAAAACCTACCAAAAGTACAACCCTAGAAGAACCCACACTGCATCGGCAGAAGGCCAGCCACCCAACACTGACACCGGCTTTCTTGTATCCAATATATTTTTACAGATTGACCCTGACGGGTTAGGCGCAGATGTTGAGAGCCGTGCGGATTATTCTGCTTACCTTGAGTTCGGCACAAGGTTCATGCCGTTAGGCAGGCCATTTTTACAACCGGCATTAGAGGCAAACCGTAGGAATATCATTCGTTTGTTTGCCCGCCTTAAATCGAGTGGTGTGTAATGGCGTTACATTCTTGGGAACTTCAAAAAGCAGTTTACGCTCACATGAACGGGAGTGTCACCGGCATTGGCGGCAGCGGAACTGAGAGCGTTGAATATACGGTAACGGTTCAAAATGGTGTTTTTTACATCGACGGGGCGCAGACGCCAACCCTTACACTTAAGCGGGGGTCAACGTATAAGTTTAAACAGGATGATGGCAGCAATGGCTCTCACCCGTTTTACTTTTCAACCACTAGCGATGGAACCCACGGGGGCGGCTCTCAATACACAACGGGCGTCACGCATTACGGCACGGCGGGCAGCGCTGGCTCTTATAGTTTAATCACGGTTGCAAACGGGGCACCTGACACGCTCTATTATTATTGCGCAAATCACAGCGGCATGGGCGGTCAGCTTACAATTACAGCGGCCCCAACGGCTGTGAACGTGCCGGTTTATGATGACGTTCCTGAGCAAACGGTCTATCCATATGTAATTCTTGGCGAAGAAACCGCCGTGAATAATGGCAGCAAAACGCTAGATGGCGTGGAGCACACGCTTACGGTTCACGCTTGGTCACAGTATCGTGGTCGGCGTGAGATAAAAGAGATTATGCAATCGGTCTATTCTTTGCTGCATAACTCTGCTATAACTGTGAGTGGAGCATCGTTGGTGAATATGCGGCAAGAGTTTGCTACGACACTGGCAGAAAATGACGGTATAACACGGCACGGGGTTATGAGGTTCCGCGCCGTTGTGTTTGATAGCTAAGGAGATAAAGCATGGCGGCTCAAAAAGGTTCAGCCCTACTACTTAAAATTGGTGCAAGCGCGGCGGCTGCGGCGGCATCTGATACTTACACCACAGTCGGCGGTTTGCGTTCAACATCAATCAGCCTTAACCAAGAAACGATTGACGTAACCACAAAAGACAGCGCCAACGCGAGAGAACTTCTTGCTGATGCGGGCGTGGAGAGCGTTTCCATTTCTGGTTCTGGTGTTTTCACTGACGCAACCTCAGAGCAAACTTTGCAGGGCGCTTTCGGCGGGGCAAACATCCCAAACTTTGAAATCGTTTTGCCTGACCTTGGCACCTACCAAGGCAAGTTCCAGATTACGACTTTGGAATACGCTGGTGAGTACAACGGTGAGATGACTTACTCTATCACGCTGGAAAGTTCTGGCGCGGTTGCATTCTCGTAAGGAGTTATGAATGGGCTGGCAAAATACGTCCGTTGAGGTCGGTGAACAAACTTTCTCGGCCCATCGTAAGCAAAACACCTTTTCCGTTCCCTGTGCCTCTGGTTTGGAGGATGGCGATACGTTTAAGGCAGATGGAAAAACCTATAAGGCCTCATCCCTGACCGATTGGTTAAACAGGGGTGAGGTTTTTCACTTTGAAGCAATGGAGGTCAAGAGTGACAAACCCAAAACGCGGAGAGCTACGCCTAGAGATGGCGGGGCAGACGTTTAACTGCAAGATCAATATGGATGTTATTATGCGGATGGAAGTCGGCATAGGCAAAAGCATTCTTAAGCTGGCCAATACGTTGCAAGGCGGGGATATGACAACGGCCGATATGGTTGCTTTCCTCACGCCTGTTCTGCGCTCAAGCGGCGATGACCTTAAAGATAAAGATGTGCAAAAGCTAGTCTGGGAGGCGGGCCTTACGGGTTCGCTGACAGCGGTTGCGGAAGTGATTACCTTTATTATCACAGGGAATGATAATGAGGGAAACGAACAGGAGGCGGCGAGCGCTTAGACGAACTTCCTTGGGATACTTGGATCAAAACCGGCATCGGCAAAATGGGCCTATCGCCAAGCGAGTTTTGGGACATGAGTTTGCAAGAGTTTATCCTAGCGCTTGATGGGTTTGCAGAGTTTCATTCTGGAGGGGAGCCGCCGCCCCTAGCAAAGAGTGAGCTAGAAGAACTGATGGAAAGGTATCCAGACTAATGGCTACAACCGTTGATACCCTCTTAGTCCGCATTGAAGCGGATATGGCAGACCTTAAGCGTGACCTTGATAGGGTTGCCAAGCAGAGTGAAAGCGTTGGCGAGCGTATGAAGCGTTCGTTCCGTGGGGTTGGTGCGGCCCTTGCGGGCTTAGGCGGTGCGGCGGCAATGGGGAGCTTTATAAAAGCCTCTGTTGAAACTGGTATGTCCATCGAAAACTTACGGGTCCAGATGAACGCGCTTCTTGGCAGTGTTGATGAGGGCGGCAAAGCTTTCGATCAAATGACTAAGTTCGCGGCGGGCGTTCCTTTTAGCTTGGGGCAGATACAATCTGGCTCAGGTTCCTTGGCGGCGGCTGCAAATAATGCTGACGAACTGCGTGAGATCATGCAGATCACGGGTAACATTGCCGCGCAATTTGGTATCCCCTTTGAAATGGCAGCAGAAAACGTGCAGCGAGCGCTATCTGCGGGTGCGGCCTCTGCAGATTTGTTCCAGCAAAAGGGCGTGAACGCCTTTATGGGTTTTGAAGCTGGTGTTTCTTATAGCGCCGGTGAAACAGCCAAGGTTTTACAGGATACGTTTGGCACGGGAGGAACGTCTGATGGCGCGATGGCAGAATTTGCCAAAACCACACAGGGCGCTCTGTCTATGTTTCAAGACGCCATGTTCAAGATGCGTGGAGAGTTTGCGGAAAGTGGCTTAAATGAAGGCTTTGTTAAGATAGTCCAAGCCCTTCAAAACCTTACAATCGCTTTCATTCCAGTGATCAGGGACTTAGGGGCGCTTGCAAATGCGATAGCTTCTGTGATTGCGCCTGCGATTAACATGCTTGCTGACAATATATTTTTGGTTCAAGCGGCGGTCATTGCGCTGGGTGCAAAGCTGGTTTTGGGAAAGGTTGCGTTGGCGGCTTATGCTGGGATGTCTAGTATCGTAAGCGCGAGCATGGCGGCGCTGCAAATGCACACGGTAACAGCCGTTAGCCGATTGACATTTATGCAAAAGGCCGTTGTCGTTTTGACGTTTAACCTTGCGACATTGGGGGTGGCCCTTAAGTCAGTTGGAAAGCTTATGCTTAGGTTCTTGCCCTTAGCTATATTCGCAGGGGTTTCTTGGCTTATATCAAAGTTCCTTGAATTAAAGAATAACGCTGGTTCATTTGCTGGTGCTATGGCGCTTTTGAAAGACGTCTTTAACGGTGCCATGCAGCTGATGATGCATGAGATTGATAACTTCGACCAAAATTGGGAATTATTTTCCATGAAAATGGAGCGTGGTTGGTTAGAAGTGGTTTCAAATATGCAGTCCGTTTGGGGCATGTTCATGCTGGATGTCGCTCAGTCTTTGAACAACGTTCCGGGGATGAACAAAATTGCTGATCAGTTTAGGTCGCTTGGTGAACAATCCCTAACAGATGCCTTTGACGCACAAACTGAAGCCTCGGTTTTAGATGGTGCGATAGCTCGGTTGCAGAAAAGAATTAGTGACATGCGGGATGAGGCGGCGGTGCCCCTGCAGGAAGCGTTAGAGCTGCTTAAAGAAATAATGAATGATGATACCAGCGAAGAAGCGCAAGAAGTTTCTTTGGGCGCGGTATCGATTGCTATGGATAACCTTAAGGATAAGACAAAGTCATTGGCCAGTAATATGCAAGTGATGCTTGATGGTGTCATGCAAGTTGGCGATGGCGTTGTGAGTTCGTTTAGGGATATGCTAGATGGCGCAAGCTTTAGCATGTCAAGCCTGACTGATTTAGTTAAGACAGCCGTAAAGGATATGATCGCGCAGTTGTTTCGGCTTATGGTTGTCAACAACGCTATCAACGCAATGTTCGGCGGGCAAACTGGGTTTACCAAATTAAACGCAATCCCATTATTTCCATCCACACCGGCACAGGCTGGCGGGGGCACATTGCAACGCGGGGTTCCTACTTTGGTTGGTGAGCGTGGCCCTGAGCTTATTGTGCCGAACGGCGCTTCTACAATTTTAAACGGGCAGAACACACGCGGGGCGCTTGGTGGTGGAGTGGGCACAGTGGTCAATCAAACGATTAACATTGAGACCGGCGTTGCGCAGACAGTAAAAGCTGAAATGCTTACTATGCTTCCGCAGTTTAAGAAGGACACGATGGCGGCGGTGCTTGATGCAAAGCGGCGCGGCGGCACCTATGGCAGAGGGTTTGCATAATGGCTTTGATAACTATGCCTTCCAGCCCCGCATTTACGACTAGCGAGTGGGGTATGCGGCGCGGGGTTGCGGTATCCACTAGCCCGTTTACGGGTAAGCAACAGACCTTTAAATATGCGCGGGCGACTTGGTATGCCGTGCTTAGTTTACCCCCTATGAAGCGGGATCAGGCGGCTGAGTGGCAAGCTTTCTTTTTATCCCTTGAGGGGCGTAGTAATACTTTCCTTTTAGGCGATCCAGATGCCAAAACACGTAGAGGCACCGCCTCATCTGCAAGCGTTGGCGCTTCTGGGGCCATTGGAGACAGCGTTGTCAACTTAACGTTAGGGTCTGGCAAGACTTTAAACAAGGGCAGCTATATCCAGCTAAACACGGGGGCCAATGCGCGGCTGCACATGATCGTTGATGACAATACCGGCAACGGCACTTGCGCAATACAGCCGCCCCTCAAGGCCGCTATAACGACCTCTACAGCGGTTGATTTAACTTCTGCGCAGGGTGTGTTCCGCATGGACAGCAATGATCTTACATGGTCGGCTAATGAGCTCAGCCTTTATGGCATCACGTTTAGCTGCACGGAGGTCGTATGAGTAGAACGATTGATGCAAATTTACTTACGGCGCTTATCGCTAATGATGTTGAGCCGTTTATTGCGATAGACTTAAGCTTTGACACAGCGGATTTGCGCCTTTGGTCAGGGCTTGGTGATAAGACAATCAATAGTGAAACTTACACGGGCGCGGGAAGTATCCTTGGGGTGCAAGGGTTAGAAGAGGCTTCCGATTTATCTGCCAAGTCTGTGACGCTTACCCTTAGCGGGTTAAACGATACCATCCTCACGCGGGCGCTCGATGAGCATTATCAAAATAGACCGGCAAGGATTTACCTTGGCGTTGAGGGGCAATCAGCAACGGTTGTTATCTTTGATGGGTTAATGAATACAATGTCCATCTCAGATGATGGGCAAGAAAGCACGATTAGCCTTGTGTTAGAAAGCAAGCTGGTTCGCTTGGAGAAAGCAAGTAACCGCAGATATACAAATGAAAACCATCGGGCGCGGCATAGTGGTGACACGTTCTTTTCCTATGTTGCTGACATTCAGGACAAGGAAATCGTATGGGGACGCGAGAAAGCTTAAACGCATTTATAGATGGATGCCGTGGGCGCGAGTTCGTTTGGGGCGTTCATGATTGCTTTACCTTTACCAACAACGCTTTCAAAGCGATGTATGGAAAGGGTTGGGGTGATGACCTTGAGGGCTTGTACTTAAACACAGACGGAGAGTTTGCTGGGTTTGAGGCATTGGCAATGAAATACAAAAGACGGTCTGTGCTTCCGTTTATAGACGAGAGGTTGCAAAGGATTGATTTTGCCCCGCCGGTTGGTGCTTTGGTTGCATCAGAATATGAAAGCACTTTCCATTTAAAATATGCGCTTGGATTATCGGTTGGTACTAAGGCTGTTTATTTGGACGAAAATGATATAACCTTTAGGTCATTCGAGAGTGTAAATTTTGCATGGGTTAAGCCGACATGAAACGTGATGAACCATTTAACGTGCTGATGCCAGCCGCCAAAACAAATTCTTGGGACAAGGTACCAAGGGCAACGATGATTGGAACCATTGCGCTAAATGCGGTTGGGTTTGGCGCGTTTGCAACAACCCCATTGATCACAATGTTTGGCGTCACGGTGCTTACCGGCGCGTCTCTTGTAGGCTCAATCATTATGTATGCGGTCACAAGTTGGGCAGCGAAGTCGAACCAACCTAAGTTTGACCAAGGCGCTTTCAACTCAGATGGATTGCTAGTCAATGCCCGTGAAAGCGCAGGGGCGCAGCAATTTGTTTATGGAAGCGTTCGCAAGGGCGGCACGATTAGTTTCTATGAAACAACTGGTGAAGATAATAAATTTTTGCACCAGATCATCGTCCTTGCGGGGCATGAAGTTGCAGACATACCAAGCATCTATATCAATGACAAAATACAATCACTGGATAGCAATGGTTTTGTCACGGATGCTGAATGGGATAGCAAGATACGGGTTTACAAGCACCTTGGAAACCAAACATCAGCGACAACAGATTTTGCAAACGTTAGCGGAAAGAACCTAGCAAACACACTTATCGCAGATAGCGAACTTACCGGCGATGATGCGTTGGATAGTAATTTTATCGGTAAGGATACGGCGTTTCTTTATATTCGTTATGAGTATGATCGTGAAGTTTTTGCAAATGGTTTGCCTAAGATTACCGCGCAAGTTAATGGCAAAAAGGTTTTCGACCCACGCATCGGGTCGCACCAGCGCTCAAACCCCGCCACATGGACGTATTCTAACAATGCTGCGCTTTGTATAGCTGACTTCCTTTATGCCGACTACGGCCTCGGAGACGCGCTTATTAACGATACCGACCTAGCGGCGGCGGCTAATGAGTGTGATGAGAACGTTGCCTTGGCTGGTGGCGGCACAGAGAAAAGGTATGCACTCAACGGGGTTGTCGCCGCAGATAGACCAGTCGGCGGGGTGCTGGAAGATATGGTTACGTCTTGCGCTGGAACTTTGTTTTATGGGGCTGGGCAATGGATACTTAAGGCGGGCGCTTACACCACGCCGGTCAAAACATTTACCGATGATGATATTAGAAGCGCTATTGGCATGGAGACAAAGGTTTCAATGCGCGATAATTTCAACACCGTGCAGGGCACTTTTAGCGATCAGGCTTTTGATTATATCACTGGCGATTACCCACAGGTCACAAACGCAACCTACGTTACGCAAGACAATAACGAAGAACTGCTTTTAAACCTTGATCTGCCCTTTACCACAAGCTCGACTTCCGCGCAGCGCCTTGCAAAGCTGACACTGCTTAGGGGGCGTGAGCAATTAAGTTTCACCGCTGAGTTTTCAACGGCGGCTATGGAGGTTGAGGTTGGAGATATTATCCAGCTTACCCATGACCGTTACAGCTTTACAAATAAGCAGTTCGAGGTTTTGTCTTGGCAACCTGTCGTAGAAGAAAATGATGGTGCGCTGCAAATTGCAATGAGCTTGCGCAGTACATCTCAAGCGGCTTTCGATTGGAACTCGGCAGACGCGACAGATACGACTAATTTGGTTACGGTTGTCCCTGACGCAACAACGAACTCAACTATTGGCAGCATCACCGCAACCAATACCGGCTTTGAAGATACCGATGGCACGTTTGTTCCAAGGATTACGTTAGACTGGCCAGATGCGGCTGGCGGCAACTTTTCGCATTATGAGGTGGCCCATAAACTTTCCACCGATAGCGATGCCCTTTATGAAATCATGACGCTGACAAGTAGTGTCGTTTCGCTGACTGGATATAAGGCGGGGGTTGCGGTAAATTATAAGATTAGGGCGGTCAATGCTTCGGGCATTGCTGGCGCATATACTAACGTGGGGTCTATCACCGTTGCGGGTGATACTGTTGCGCCATCCGCGCCAACATCTTTAAACGCAAATGGAATATTCCGCGCCGTTTCTCTAAGCTGGACAAATCCAACCGCAAAAGACCTTTCTCATATTGAGGTATATCGCAACACCCTAAACAATAGTGGAAGCGCCACAAAGGTCACAGAAACCAATGCTGAGTATTTTGTTGATAGTCCTTTGGCTGGTAACACTGCTTTTTATTATTGGGTCAAGGCTGTTGATTTTACTGGTAACTCATCTGGGTTTTCTTCTGGGGCAAATGCTACCACAACGTTTATTTCTAGCTCAGATATTCCAGCCAATACAATCACAGAGACGGAAATCGCAGATAACAGTATTTCGACGGGTAAAATTCAAGCAAACGCTGTGGACACGAACCAATTGAATGCAGACGCGGTTACGGCTGGAAAAATTTTAGCTGGTTCAATTAATTCCGGAGCTATTGCGGCGGGGGCAATATCAACTGAAAAGCTTGAGGCGGGTGCAATTACAACCGCAAAGCTTGATATTGATGAAGCTCTTACTTTGTCTGGCCCTACATCTGGTTTCATTGCTGGGAGAACATCACAATCTGATTTTGGAACTGATGGATTTTACATTGGAAGAACATCTACAAGCGGAAATGCGCCAACAGGTTTTCAGCTTTCTCATACAAGCCTAGCAAACAATAATCATCCTCAGCTTAATAGCGGCACCGCACAAGCTGTGATCCATGATGATGCAAGTGGTTTGCGGGTTTATGAGCCTGTTTTTTATCAAAGGGGAAATGCAACAGGAAGTGATCAATTAATAACAGCGGCGGGAAATGGTAATACCATTTCACTTTCGGGTGGTGAAGTTCATACTGTCACTTTGATTGGCGGCGGCGGCGGCGGTGGGTCTGGATCGAACCAAGGCAATAAGGGCAACTCTGGCTCACAAGGCGGCACTACCACAATACAAATCAGTGGATATTCTTCTGGATCTTATAATGGATCAAATTCATTTAATGCAACAGGTGGAAATGGTGGCGCGGGCGGGGATTTACTTGGAACTCCAAATGGACAAATAGGTCATAATTCAACATTTGGTAATGGTGGTGCGGGTGGGAATGCTGGAACCAATCAGCAAAACCCAAATGCAGGATCGGCTCCTGCTAATACATCTTACGGCGCAGGGGGCGGCGGCGGCGGTTCTTTTGTAACGAACGATTATAGGGGTTTCGAAAATTACGCCCAAGGAGATGGCGGTGACGGTGGCTTTGCAGCTCAACCCGTAACTGTCACTTTTGACCTTACAAATTCAAATAATGCCGCAACACTAAAAGCAAATAATATCGGCGGCGGCGGCGGCGGCTCAAATGTTGGCTCAGGTGCAGGTGGCTCTGGTCAAGTAGGTGTTGTCGCGGTTACTGGTGTTCTTGACGGATATGCCCCCATCACCCTTGCTGATTTAAAAGATCAGGGGCCTCCTTGGCATAGAGGCGCTGCACCAACACAAAACACATTTACAAACTATGATACCGGAAACGTAGCTGGCGTTGTCGTTGCTGGTCTAAACACTAGCGCAAGGTATTTTATGGCTATTATAAGAAATGATATAAACGTAAATAGTGGTGCTTTGAATATAAATGGAAATGGAAGTTGGATGCGGGTTACTGGTACCAGTGGGGGTTCGAACGGTACCGCAGTAGGTGTATCGTATGCAAGAACTGGAACCACTATTAACTTAGTCTCACAGGAAGGAAGATTTTATATGGAAGGCTACCTCCCAGCTGGTGCTAATGTCGTTCACAGCCGAGGACATTCCAATGTTCTTTATTGGAATGTTTAAATAAGGAAACAAGATGTTTCTAAAAAAGTTGCAGAAGCAACCAGAAATAATTTTTAGATGTCGTGAAGATATGATCGAGGCACTGCCTCATCCAGTAAAAGCTTCAAAACTTTTGCCTCGCTGGTTTAAGAAACTTTCAAGAGATATTGAGGGTAACGATGTTGCGGCTGTGGGAACTGTTAAGAGGTGCGTTCCTGTTTTGGACGCTTGCTCTCAGGGTTACATAATCCCGTTATGGGGTGATTTACATGTAAAGGTAACTGAGCTTTACCATTTGCTTGATAAAAGCCAAAATATTATTGCCACAGTAAATGAAGATAAAAAGCCTGACGCGGTTGGGCGTTTGATTGATGGATTTGAGGTTGCAAGCGTTGAGCGCAAGGGGTTGCATATTTGGTGCAAGTTTCCAGAGGGTTTTGATGCTGGTTCTGGCGGTGATATAGGAACTCATAGCTGGGAACAAGTTGGGGAAGATTGCAGTTTAAGCAAGTTTGAACTCGGTCAGGTTTTACTTAAATTTACAAATCCTTGGGTTATCGAAACCACTAAGGGCTGGTCTGTTCAGTTTAAAAATCCATCAAATAATTGGGATAATGATATACAAATCCTTGAGGGTGTGGTGGATACTGACGCATATCATCAGCAAGTAAATTTCCCATATGTTTGGACGGGAAATAAGGTTGGAGACTGGATTATCCCAAAGGGCACCCCTTTAATACAAGTAATACCGTTTGAACGGCAAAAAATAAAAATGGGCATTGGGCTTTACGATTTTGCTAAAATGACAAAGACAAACGCTTTGCTGATGTCATCTTTCAAGGACAAATACCGAAGGTTCTTTTGGCATAAACGTTCTAAGTAGACGGCAACCCGCTTTGATGTTATATTCGGGGCGCATATGCACTTTTACTTAAAGGAGGCCAGTCATGGCAACACTTGGAGATCGGGTCTTTGATGCGGGCCTCTCAGCTTTAGATACAGAAGCAAATAAGATTTTAGTTACATCACAGGAAGCGGGCACGTTTACCGAAGCTAACGCAACCTATGCTCTGGGCAACTCAACGAGCCTTTCAATCGCAGCACCGTCAGATAGAACAGGTGGCGGGCGTAAGGTAACGGTAGCAGCTATCTCAGATGGCTCAATTACCGCTACAGGCACGGCAACGCATTACGCGATAGTTGACACAACGAACAGTCGTTTGCTTGCCACAGCGGCCCTTACAGCCTCGCAGGCAGTGACAAGCGGTAATACGTTCACCTTGGCTACATTTGACATAGGTATCCCAGACCCATCTTAATAAATTAGCTTGGAGGTCGGCTTATGGCTCTTGTTCTAAAAGATCGTGTGAAAGAAAGTTCCACTACGACAGGAACGGGAACTTACACATTGGCAGGGGCCGAAACTGGCTTCCAAACTTTTGCTGCGATAGGTGATGGAAACACTACTTATTATGCCGCAACAGCGGTTGACGGTTCTGGTTGGGAAGTTGGGATAGGAACTTACACGGCGTCAGGGACCACCTTGGCCCGCACAACTATCTTATCTTCTTCCAACAGCGATAATCCGGTAAGCTGGAGCGCGGGCGAAAAGCTTCTTGTCTGCGTCCAGCCTGCCGATAAAGCAAATTACCTTGATGCAAACGGTAAGGCTACGGGAACAGCTTTTGCTTCTCACATAGATATGAACCCAGTATCAGCCCCAACGCACTCAGAGGGGCGGCTATTCTATGATAACACACGCGACAGCATAGCATATTATAACTCTGACAGCACTATGACCATTCATGCGGGTCAAGATACTGTTTTGCGCGTTTACAATAACACAGGATCAAGCATTGCAGCGGGTTCTGCGGTATATCTTACTGGCGAAACTGGCGCGGTTCCCACGATTGCTAAAGCGACAGCATCGGGAACTATTGATCAGGCTTATGCAGTTGGGGTTTTGCCTACTGCTATCGCTAATAGCGCTTATGGATTTGTTGTAACTGGCGGTATTGTTTTCTTCGATACGAGCCACCTTACAGCGGGCGAGCGTGTCCATGTTGGAACCACGGCGGGAAGCACACAAGTTGCTTCGCCATCCTATCCCAATTTCGCAACGGATCTTGGGCTTTGTCTGCTTTCTTCGGCTTCAAATGGGTGCGTTTATATTGAGGTGGAACATCACGCCTTTGAGGTTTTGCGTGTAACTGGAAACAGCCATTTCGGCGCGGATGTTACGGTTTCGGGCGATTTGACGGTTCTTGGAACTCAGACCGTTGCTGATAGTAATAATATCGCTATCTCTGGCGCGTTTAATTATTTAAACCGTGGCGATACGATTGGAGACACCAACACAGGTTTCTCAGGAACGGGCTTAGACGATGGCGTATTGACGGGTCACTATACGGGCACGGCATCGAATAAAGTTTATTACGTCCAGATTGATAGCTCTCATGGAAGTGATGATACCTTTAAATGGTCAAACGATAACTTCACCACAACGCTTGGCTCAAATATTGCAATCACGGGCAACGATCAGGCTCTTTCGGATGGTATTAGCATCAAGTTCAACGCCACAAGCGGCCACACGGTAGGCGACAAATGGACGGGAACGGCGAACCCTTCAAACGTCGATACGGGCGTATTTTCAAACCGCAACACGGGAACGAGCGGCGTGGGCTTTACGCATGTCGGTTGGTTCTTTGACGTATCAGACGGGCAGTTTAAGTTTCTTAGCGCTTATGCACCTAATCCAACGGGAACAATTGATCTTACAGATAGTTCTGTTGTCTACGCTACAATAAAAGCGGGAACTTTTGTCGGCGCTCTGACAGGGGCTGTAACTGGAAATGTGACGGGGAACCTTACTGGCGATGTAACTGGATCGGTTACTGGAAACGTCACGGGAAATTTGACAGGCAACGTCACGGGCGATGTAACGGGTGATGTAACGGGTGATTTAACTGGCGCGGTCACAGGAAACGTCACAGGAAATTTATCTGGGAATGTCACATCAACAGGAAGCAATACTTTCGGAACGGTTGCGCTTGGTGATTGGACAATAACAGAAGTTGGCAATGGCAAGCTTTCGTTTGCACATAGCGGCACGGTCAAGATGACGGTGGATGATACGGGCACAATC